ATTGCACTGGTTGCAATTACCGGTGTAACACCAAAACCTAATCCTGTTTGAATATTTGCTATTATACTGGCCGCACTTACTCCTGTGGCAAACACTACTTCTTGTCTAACAACTATCGTTCCTATTGAACCTACGGCAGTAGCGCCAGAACTAATTCCTACACTAATTCCTCCGCCCTCAATAGTCGTTACATTAGCTATAGAACCAGCTATTGCTACTCCTGTCGGACTGACAGTTACTCCTGTTCCTGTGTTAATAGTTACGCCTAGTGGCGTGCCCCAACCTCCACTTCCCCAAGCAGAACGACCCCATCCTCCTTCAGGAAAAACATCGGCTTCAACACCTGTTACAGCTACAACTACAGATTGAGCCGCTGTAATAGCAGGACTTCCTATAGCGATTGAAGCACTTACACTGCTAACAGTTACAGTTAAAGGACTAAAACCCTGACTCCAAGGCCCACTTCCCCAAGTAGAACGACCCCATCCAGAAGTAAGTGCTCCTTCAGTAGATGCTTCTCCTCCCATTCCTGAGTGATTTGTGCAGTAATAGTATAAATTAGGAGTAGATCCTCCAATTAATATCTGGGTATAGGCTCCGGCGTTTCCTGGTGTACCTGAAGTCGTTACACTTGTTGTATACTCAGATCCACCACCATGTGTTCCGTCGGAAGTAGTTGAAAAACGCAAAGGATGATTGTAATTAGAATTCGCTGATTGGTCAAACTTGTACGTAACCCCTTCAAATAAATTTAAAGAGGATTGTTGGTTACCATTAATAAAGTATTTGTTACCACTACCAGTACTGACAACGGTAACAGTATAGGTAACTGTTGACATTCTATGCTATTCTAATTACCGCGTTGTTTGCGTCATTTGTTGGGTATTGAATAGTAAAATCGCCATCACTTGAAGATTTATTACTACCAAAATCCAACACACATACGGAAGGTTTTGCAGCATGAGTAGTTGTTCCGCCTGATCCTGCTGTAGCCAACGTATAATTATAAATAACTGCACATCTTGCATTACTAATAGAGGAAGAACCCCAGGTTGTGTCTGTAAAATCTAAGAAAGCTGTTGCTACATTTCCTGAGTTATCTGCTAAACCTAAAGTAACGTTTGCTAAAAGTTGTCCTCCTGCTGCGTATGTTGTTCCACCACTATTACTGTCTGTTACTTCATTAGTAGATGTATATCCGGTTAAATCTTGGTTAGCATCCGATCTACTAGACGTAAACATCGCAATATAGAAAGAATCTGCGTTAATTACTGAAGATCCTGTGCGTGAATGACTTGTCCAAAAATGTATGCCTGCGGTTATTTCTTTTTTGTAACTACCAGTCATCGATTGTACTATGGCCATCTTATAAACTCCTTATAATTTTGGCCATATCACCATGACCTTGTTTATTAAACATTGCCCAAAGAGTTGTTCTTTCACTTTGCGCCATCTTATTCATATAATAAATAAGAATCTCTCTCAACTTTTCTCTGTGTGCTATAGCTTGATCCCGTATGACAGGAGGGGCTGTATCGCTTACCATCATTATCTTATTTAAGGCTAGTTCAGCTATTTGCTCTGGACTATGCCCTCCATTACTTGAAGTCATAACGGTTACATTGCCTATATCGCTACTTCCATCTGCTTGCATTATTGAACGTCCCTTCTTAAATCATCATAACGATAAGAATCTCTAGTGTTTTCTCCTTCACCAAGGTTTTTAAGCCAATTAAGAGCTTCCATGTAACGATCGTTATAAAGTTTTAATAAGTTGTCTTCGCCTTTCATAAACGTATAAGCCTCTACTAAAGAACCATATAATAAAGCTAAAGAAGCATTAGTTCCTAACCACGTTTCTCCACTAGCTTCTGTAGTTATAGATTTAGGACGATAAAAATAGTGCAATTGCATGTCATAAGCTCCTGTAGGAGGAGGCGATAGTAAAAATGTTGTGTCATTCCAATCGGCATAGTACCCTGGCATTCCTGTGCTAGTACTGTTTGGATTATAGTCTTGTAAAAAAGTTACTTGTTTATAAAGTAAAAACTCTACATTAGAGCCGTTTTTTACGCTTAATGAAAAAGGCGCTAAAAAATCAACAGGTTTTGACAAAAATTGATTACCTGCACTTGTAGACCCTTCTGAGTTTTTTCTAAACACAGATAGCTGTACTTCTTTTAAAATACGTTCTTCTGCATTTACTATAAAAGTATTTAACTGACTAACAAATGTTGTTTCTTCATTTTGTGTATAATCTTGAATTGCTGTCTTTAATGTTGAGTATGTAAATGCCATTATGCCTCCACTGTAACGGGGCCTGCTGAAGCAGTTCCTCCGCCACCTGTTACCGTTCCCACTGTACCTGTTTCAGAAGAACCGCTTTCGCTAATATCTATAGCATAATCATAAGGTACGTTAGTATTATATACCTTAACTACAGTATATCCACTACTGTATTCTAAAGCTGCGGAAGTAAAACCATCGAAAGCCTCGGTACTTCTAAGACGAACTTTGTCTCCTACAACTCTAGTGCTTCCTGGTTCTGTTATCCTAACTATTGGAGAGCCTGTATTAGCTGACTCAAAAGGATTAAAAGGTAAAATAACTTCAACAGGGGGTTCTGTTCGAGCAGGACGACTAATCCTTAAAGCTTGCGGATCAGGTTGAATACGTGGTGGCGTAAGTTGAGGCTGTTTAGGTTCGTACTCATCAGGCCCTACTAATAAACCATTCCACTCTAAAAGCATAACATTAAGAGGATACTCTCTTCCGGATCTATCAGAAATCCCTTTAGCGTATTTAGTACTTGCAAAACGTGCCATTTTATATCCTTAACGATTGTTGAGAAGGTACTAAACGTAAAGCTACTCTTTCGCTATCTTCAGAGGCTGCTCTTTGCCATTCTTCTTCGTACATTTGTTTTAAAAGTCCTACTCTTTGAGGAGAACGTTTTACAGACAAGTAATAAGCTAGGCCAGCTACCAAACACGGTAAAAAACGAAAAGGGACATCCGGAGTATTTTGCGCTGTTCCTACATCCTCTATACGTTTTACACGATAGTATACTAATTGATCGGTTGAATTAATAGGAGCGGGCCACACAGTAATTGTAGGAGTTATTTGTCTATTTATGTAAAATTGAGTAGGTCTTCCTTGAGATACTTTATCAGGAATAGCTAAATAATCTCCTCGGCTTATTCTTCCTATTGATATATCCGCGCCGTCTCGACGAATAACCGCTTCTAAAATGTCTACCGTTGCTTGTGTGTCGGATAAACTAGGTATTGCTGTTACTCCTGTCGTAGTTCCACTTGTAGTTCCTGTAACATTATCTGTTACCACAAAAGTTCCTACGGGAACAGTAATTGTAACGGTAGTTCCTGTAGGTTTAGTAATAATTTTAGCTGTTGCTCCGCTTACGTTCCCGGTAATTGTTTCGCCAATAGTTAAATTAGCCGAAGCTGCTACGGTTAAAGTAATAACTCCTAACGGATATTCTGAAATAGACGAGGTTGTAGAAAGTTGTGCCATACTTTGAGTTTCTTCTTCCACAACCCAAAGATTTAATCCACGATTAGACCATTCAGAAAACAAAAGATTTAAAGAACGCCGAGCTGTTTTAGAATCGTATCCTGTACGTAATTCTAAACCGCAACGCTCATAAGCTTCTTCAATAATATCTGTTATACTTAAATTAAAGTCTACGGTTCCTGAAGTAGCCATGTATTTATCCTTCCGCTATTTTTTTAAAAATACCTTTTGCAGGAGCTCCTTTATCTCCTGGTTTACGCATTTTTTCTCCTGATCCTGCAGCAATTCTTTCTTTTTTAGCGTGAATATTAGCATAAAGTCCGGCTCCGCCTTTGTTATATTTTTTTTTAGGACGTGCGTCAGGAGAATGAACTCCACCGGACATATACACATATGCTCTATTACCAGGATTTATTTTCTTTTTATTTTCATTTCTTGCCGAAACGTTAGCTACAGAATTAAAAGTTGTCATAAAAACCTCCTATGTATTACCGTAAATCTTAATGCATTCCATAACAACAGTGTAGGAATCATTAGCTGCTTCGCCAACCGTTCCAAAATAGATATCTCCATTTGATCCGGCAGCACCAATAGTTGGGTTAGGCAATCCACTAAAACTTGAAAAGTCTAAAACATCACTATAATTTTCCGGAACTTGCGCCGCTAGAACCTGGGTAGCTGCAAACCAGTTGATTTTAAGCGTTAGACCTATAGTAGAGTACAAGATTTTGTTAATCCGTACTCCTATGCAAGGGTTTCCATTAACAGGATTTATTGCTAATGCAGAAACATCTATTTTTTTTACTGGAGTACCTTCACCTACGTTAACATATGTATGAACAAAAGAAGCTACAAACTTCTGAGGGCCATCTATAATGATAGTATTGGTGTTTACATCAGCCATGATTTATTTTCCTTTATTTATTAAACATTAGTTAGCAGATATATCTTGCAAATTATTTGCTTGAATATACGTAATTGTTACACTCGCTTGACCAGTAGTTGATGCTGTTCCTATTGTTATAAGAGTAGCAGTTATTCGCGTATCTTCATCAACACGATCCATATTATCAAAAGCTGAAGTTTGTTGTGTGTGTTCTGCTACTACTTTAACATTTTGAGCAGCAGTATAAAAAGCTGCTGTTGCTCCACCTGAATCCGTTTTACCAACCGACATAGTCGCACTAGTTCCTGCGTTACTGGCTATTGCAAAACGCATTAGTACTTCTACTATCTGTGAATTCTTAGGTATTACACCTACGTTGTAAGTATTTGTTCCAGCTGCGACTGCTGGATCAATCAAAACTGATTGAGACATTAAAACCTGACCTGTGTTTTTGACATCTTTGCCAAGTGTTACGCCTGTAGTATTAAGTAAAGATCCTGCTTTAATAGGACCTGAAAAAGTTGTATTCGCCATTGTTACCTCCTCATAAAGGGTTTATTTTTAGCGTCTTATGAGTGTCTGCTAGGACAGTCGCTAAAAGTTATATGTTTCCTAGAAAATGGGGGGAACGTTCCCCCCATTCAATTCGTCTTATGATGTTCCTGGAGATCCATAAACACAACGTGGATCTGAGTAACCGTAGCTATAACGCTCGCGGGCTTTAAATCTTACGTTGCCTGTATCGAAATCACCTTCCATCTTAGTAGACATGCTTAAACGTTCAAAGTGAATAAATCCACGAGGAGCGTCTGTCTTAATAAACCATGCGTTTGCATCGTTTAAGAAGTGATTAACGGTATAACCTTGCGGAAGCATTCCCATGTTTCTTGAGGCATTAATATCGTTATCAGCTGTCCCAGGACGTAGTGTAGTCTCAAGTAGTCTATCAGCTACGAACTGTAAGTTGGCAGGAACTATTAGTTTAGTACCTTGTACGGACACTTTTAAACCACGTTCATCAACGTAACCAGCTATGTCTATTAAAGCGTTTTCAAGACTGGTTTCGTTAAGGTCGGCAGCAGTTACAGGTCTATTAGCAAATGTAGAATTATTTACTAATGGATGAGCAGCATTAACTAAACTTACACCGTCACCACCTGTTACAGTAGCTGTGAAAGCGTCATTTAATATAGTTGCACCTTTAACTTGTTTAGTGTGTGCCATACTTCTTGCTAAAGCTTTTGTATAACGAGAAGCAAGACGATCATATAGATTATCTTCAATTGCTTCTTCTGTTATTGAGAAAGCTAACGCAATAGTTTCGTTATTATACCTTGCAGTATAAGCTTCTTGTGCGTCATCAAATGTTACAGCTGAACCCTCACCTTTAACAGGTGCTGCTCCAAAACCAGATAGCATTACTTCTTCTTCGAATGCTCTTTCTGATGATTCTGTATCAAAGATTTCCGCTGCTTCATTGTCGTACCTGCTATACTCAAGTCCAAAAAGGGCGTTGAGGCCAGGCTCTAACTCTTTCGCGAGTTGTGCTCTAGATATTGCCATGTTTCAAGTCCTTCCTATAAACCGGTTGTTGCTGGAGTACCAGCAGCAAGTGAGCCAGTTGGGGCATTAAAATGATTAAGCAAACGAACAACTATTCCAACACCTGCCGCTGTATAATCAAGATTAGATGTATCTTGCATCCAACCCATGATTCTCAGTGGTCTTGCTGCTGTTGCGTTTCCTCCTGAAGCTGCTATTTGGGCTTTAGAAGAGCCACTTATGTCACTTCCATCATACCCAGTAAAGTTTGCTACAGCACCAAAGTTTGCGTTTGAGTAAACTAAAGCTCTTAAAGCTGCTTCGTTAGTTACAGTTGCATCCGTAGCAACTACAAATAGTTGATCTGGATCATCGTACACATAAGCTTTAATTTCATGTGCTGAATCTGCGCCTGAACCAGGCCAGAAATTACTGAAAGTCATTTTTCCTGTTACGCTAGAAACGTATTCACAACCCCAAAACACACCAACAGTACTTACAGAGCCACCGGCTGCTGCTTGTGCTCTGTCAATATATCCTGAACCTAATGGTATAACCATTTGTCCTTGGTAAAGTTTGTTTGTGTTGCCGTTTGCTATCGCATACATGGAATAATTCGAGTTTCCAGTAGAGTTTGTAGACGAGCCCAATTTACTAATTGGTCTGAGTCCAAAGGCTTTTTGAATATTTGCCATTTTTTAATTACTCCTATACGGTTAAAAATTAGCTCTCGCGTTTGCGAGAACCTCCAAATGTTACACGAGTTTCTCTTTCTGGCTTATGAATAGCCATAGACGGATGCTGAGAACGAGCTAACTCATTGTCAACAGCTGTCATTTGATCGCGGGTTCTATCCCGGTAATATGCGTCGCGCTCATTCGCGATTTCAATGGGTAACCTGCCAAGTAATAATCCACCTACCCCAATGACTCCGGCATGTTTGCCGTCCTCAATTGTTGGAGCATCAAAATCTGGGTACTCATCACCCCGTACTAATTCCCAACCTTCTCGTGCCATGGCTGAAACATTTTTACGGTCATCAAAGCCCATAACTTCTGATCGGATCCACCTATGGACATAACCTTCTGGTGGTTCCGGCGCTTCTAAAGCGGATGGTGGCTTCCAGGGCCCTCTGCGTGCATTTTTTTCGCGAGTTTCTTGAGCACGTGCTAATCTCGTGTTACTTTGGGGAGTTGTGTTCTCCGTTTTTTCGTTTGTCATATCTTTAATCCTTCACATATTTTGCGTATTCTTCTAACGGTACGCCCAGCTTTTTGGCTATAGCTACTTGTGAAGGCGACAACCGCACAGTTTTTCGTCCACCTTTGTTGCGGGATTTGGAAGTCTCAGCAGACGCAACTTTACGACTTCCTCCGTTAGTTGTCTGGGTTCCTAACTTGTGAGGAAACTCAGACGCTAATCTTTTATCGAGTTCAGCATAGTACTCTTGAGATTGAGGGTCAAACCCTTCATCCTCAATTAAACGCCTGTGGATGCCAAATGAGGCATATGTCATAACTTCATCATGACCAAACCAGTCGTTTTTGCCCGCCCAAGCTTCAGCTTTTGGATCAACAGGCTGTTGTTGCTGTTGTTGCTGCATTTGTTGTTGGGGCTGTTGTTGCTGAACTTGAGGTACTGGATCTACTTGACCAACAGGTCTCTTTAGTTTAGACTTTTCTACTGCTAAAGTAGCTAAAGCTTCTTGAGCTTCTACAAGTTTATCGCTATCTCCGGCTTCATGCGCATCTTTCATTGCACGTTTAGCACCAGTTAGCTGAGACTCGATCCGTCCTCCAAACTCTTCTTGATAACCTTTATCTAGATTTTGCAATCGAAATTTTAGGTTTTCATTTTCTTTTCTAACGTTTTCTGCAAATTCAACCGCCGATTGCTTTTGACGTTCTTCTTCGCGCATACGTTTAGTAAGCTTATCAATACGGCTTTTTACTCCCGTACTATAATCTTCAAGCTCATCTTTTTTTTCTTCTTGGGTTTCAACGACATCAATTGCTTTATCGGGAACCGTTTCACTTAAAATTTTCTTAGCTTCAGGGTCTACGTTGATTTCCACTGCTTCTTCTTCAGCTTCGCCAACATCTAATGTTGCTTCAGGCATAATAATACTCCTTTAAATATCTTTCTAATTTCTAGATATGTTTAACGTCTTCTGGTTCTAAAATAGTTGCGATCACTTCGTCATCATTAAGAATACGAACTTCTCCGCCATCTATCTTAAAACGTGCTCCTGCGTAACGGCCAATACAAACCCACTGGCCTTCTTTGCACCAAGGCTCAAAATCTCCGCCAAACTTTACCGGATCTTTATAAGCTAATGGTCCAACTCTAAGTACGTACGCTACAACTGTTGCCAATTGTTCACGCTCTCTTACAGCATCTGGAATATAAATTCCTGAGTCTGTTGTTGCTTTTCCCATATACGGCATGACTAAAATACGCCACCCTGTAGGTTGAGGAAGTCTTTCTTTAAGGTTTTTCTCTATCAAACCAGGATCAAGAACTTTAGCTTCTTGAGGTTTGTATAAAGGTTCTACGTTGACATGTTTGGTTTTCTTGGTTGCTTGCGCAACATGATCTGGCACATAAAGTGTTTTCGGCATGGTCTATAGTCTCCTTTTTCAATTACTTTCTGCTTTCTCGTTTCTATCAAGAGCGTCTTTAACTTCTCGCTCTGCGAATTGCAAACCCTTTATTTCTCCTGTAAGCTGACGGTAATCCTCCATATTTTTAGGAGTACCGCCAAGAAGGGCCTGTTCTGTTAGCGCTATTCTTTCTTGTATTCCTTTAAGAATAGCGTAAGCAAAATTCAATGAATCCACTAAAAGACTCCGTCAAACTTCGTTCCTTTAACCATCGCTCCTGTGCCACGGACACCTTCCGTTTCACCTAATGAAGCGCGTGAGTTGTGACCCTGTATAGTTTTAACGTCAGCTCCCACTTCCATAATACCTTCTGCAGCTAATCTATGTTGCTGATCAAAATCCGCTTCTGACGGAGAATATCCAGCATCTTCTTGTCTTTCCATAGAAATACTTAAACGGCTACCTTCTTTGTCTGCCGCTTCAACACCACCGTCTCTATAGTTTTTCATAGTACCTCCCATATTATAGTCCATAGTGCCGCCCATATTACGAGCTTTGCCATAAGTTTTGCTTTTGTTAAATCTACTAGCTGTTCCTGTTTCGACTGCAGAAAATATGTGTGGGAACTTGGTTCCTTTATTAGGTAATCTTGAAGTTTTTCTGTCTATCTCTTGACCACGAGCTAAAGGAGCTCTATGTCCTTCAGATTTACCTTTGTTCCCCATGTCTTTAATTACTTGTTCCATAGCATCTCCAGCACGACCTCCGGGTGTTTGCGTACCAAAATTTCCACGACCTACTTTTTTACTCGCCATTATTATTCTCCTTTGTTAATAGTTACCACTAAAGTTACGTCCTCTAATAGCTGCACCACCATTAAACATGCTACTAGCTACTTCGCCTTCTTCAAAATCCAAGCTTACGCCGCCTTGATTATTTTTTTTGCCGTACTCTTTATACATAAACTCAGGAAGAGACATACTGTCGGCAGCATTACCATCTATATATTTTATTCGTCCTTCTTCTATTTGTTTTTTTGTAAAGTTTTTTAACCACTTTTCATCCATTAGAATATCCCTTCAAATGTGAAACCACGGATAGCTGCACCAGCACGCCGGGCAACTCCTCCGTCTTTTCTGTTAACTTTAGATTGTTGTAAACGTCGGACTCCGCTGCTATGCGCTGCGCCGCCGCCCATAAATCCGTCGCGGTCATTCATTTTCTTAGCTTTTGCTAACATACCCTTAGCAGCATTCTTAGGAATATACATTTGCTCGGCCATTTGACCGGCTAGTCCTTTAGCTCTATTCATTACGTTCTCCATACCATTGTTGATAATAATATAATAATTGTTCCCGCTGCGCCTATCATAATATGTTCTAAACGTTTTATTCGTATTATTGTTTCTTTCCAACGTTCGGCACACACCGCTTCATGAGTTTGTAATTTTGCAGATACTTTTGATATAGCGGTTGTCATAGTCTATCCCCAGGACTTTCTGGCTTTTTTCTGAGCCGTAGATGATAATTTTCCATAGTGAAACAGTGTTTTAGCACTTTTTGACATAGATTTACCTGTCATAAGCGTTCCATCTGGGTGCTTATGCGTAGTTTTTCCTTTATGCTGTGTACCATCTTTAAGATAATGTTTTACATTCATTGCCATTACGCGTCTCCACACTTCCATTGCCTACGAGACCAGTAATTAGCAGAACATCTGTTGCTTGCCCCTTTAATACCACCGCTCCGTGCACAATAACTTTTTTTGTTTGCAGGTATATGTGACTTAATTGTCATATTCTTATCACCAAAGTTAACTTTCTTTACTTTCCCGTCGCATTTTACAAAGACTTTAAACTTTTTCACATCGCCTTTCATAGGCTTATTGAGCGAAACTGTTTTTCCTTGGTATAATGCCATTAGTTTCCTACCTTATAGTCCTTACGCATCTTTTCTCTAGCAACGGTTGCACGTAATTGCGCAATATCTTCACTAGAACTAATTCTTTCCGCCGTTAATTCTTGACGACCTTCCTCACGATTCTGCTCGAAATCCATGCGCGCGTCAAATTCTAATGCTTTACGTTGTATATCTGTCGCTTTAATCTCTAATTCTTTCTCACGTAGAGTTACTAATGGATCGACTTGTCCTTCTGGAGGCGGAGCAAATAATTGTAAGACTTCTGCTGTGTATTGGGAAATAAGAATAGCTACTTTTGATTCTCCGTCAAACTGCGGAGGGGGTTGTCCTTGCGCTTCTGCTTGACGCGCTAAATCCATAGCTTCCATCATAGCAACTCCTCTAGCTTTGAAAGCAATATGCTCACAAACATGTGCTAATAATAACGCAAATATTTGTGGCGTAGAAGCAACAACCGGAGATTTCATAAAAGCAACATGTGTTGCAATATGCGCATCTTGGTCCTGTTCTTCAAACGCTTGTAAATTTTCTTGAATTAAAGACCGTGCGTTTTCTATTGCAGGATCTAAAGGTGACGGTGGTTGAGGCGGAGGAAGAATAGCTTGAATATCTTGTACTCCTACCGCTTCGTACATTCTCTTATAAGCTTCGTACATATTATGTAATTGTGGATTAGACTGCGCTAACTGTAATTGCATTTGTGCTAAAGCCATACGTTGAGAAACAGAAAAAATATTTGGATCGGATACCGGAACAACATCAACACGGTCATCAAAGTCCGCTTGTTTAATAGACGCTTCTGCTCCATAAATATTATAAGGATACACTGGTGGTAAAGACTCGCCAAAGACTTTGGCTAACATCTTAAATTCTTGTTTCTGCGCGTAATGTAATCTCTTGTGAATAGCGGACATAACTTTGGAACCTTTTTCCAATAAAGCTACCGTCGTTCCTACGGCTGCAGATTGATTTCCATCGCCCACTTGCATGTCTGTAATAGCTGCAAAACGTCTCCCGGCGTCAACCACAAATCCTAATAGTTGCATTAAGGTCTGGCTTGGTTCCTTATAGGGAAGAGGAAGAATGCTATCTTTTAATGCTCCTCCAGGGACATCAATATCGCGGAATTCACCAGGAGACAGGGGTTCGTCTGGCTCACGGATCCGGATACCTCTCGCTTTAAAACCAGCTGGGAGATTGGCTAATGTACCCGCGTCTATAAGTTGACGAAGAATGGAGGTGGCTGATCGTCCAAGACCACCTATCATATGTAATAATCCTAAACCGTAAAAACCTAAACCTGGTAAAAATTTGTAGTGTGCAAAATACTGCAGTTTTTTATAAAGCTCATCGCCTTCTTTCCAATTACGACGAATAGATAAAACTTTTCCGCTTTCTAAATCTATTGTAATAATATAAGGAAGTTTAATTCCTGTAGGTTCCCCAGCAAAGGGATCCATATGCTCATAACCTTCTAGATCAATATTCGTATGCATCTCAATAAGAGTGCAATCACTGTCCACAGAAGTTTTGCTTATTCCAGAAATTTCTCTTTCTTTGTCTCTTAACTCGTCGTCTACCTCATAAGGTTGTAATTCTATGTCTCTATAAAATCCTCCCGCTTGTAATTTTTTTACTTCATTCTCTAACATACGAATAACATGCGTTACTCTTGACGCAGAATATAAATCCGTAGCGTTGTATGGAACCACTAAATCATCGGCAGGTACAAAACGTGATACCGCTCTATCTAATGTTTCGTCAAAATACACTTTCTTAAAGGCACTTCCTGCTAAAGGTAAATAGAATAGTAACCTATCTAACTCCGGGTCGTACTCTTCCATAACGTTCATAATTTGATAATTCATAAAGTCTGCGACACGTTGCGCTTGCGCTTCGACTTGACTATCTGTTGCGCCTATGATCTGTCCTCTTACAGGACCTGTTGCCGGTAATAATTCTTTATACGCTTGCGCTTGAAATTGTGTAACCGCTTCCGCAATAACAGGATGCGTTACTCCACTTGATCCTCGGAAAGGTTGGTCGCGCTCTTCGTATTTTAATCCTAGTAATTTGAGTCCCTCAGAATACGATGTCTCCCATTCTTGACGGCTCTCTCTATCTTCTTCGTATAAGTTTAATAGCTCTGTAGAAATTTCCATTAAAGTAGTATCGTCAATGTTTTCTGCAAGATTAAAATCAAAATCTTTTGATAACTCTTCCGCCGCTGCTTCTTCAAAATTTATATTAGCAGAACCATCTTCTTGGATTTCCACCATGCTCTCATCAAAACCAGGAGTTTCTTCCTCAACTGTTTCTACTTCGATATCTTCGCCACCCTCTAAATCCATTCCGGATCCAGGCATAGCTGAATCGATTTGCGAAGGAGGAAGTCTTCCGTTTTCTTGAGCCATAGTTTATTCTTCCTTTGTAACTTTTTTACTAGAAACTTTATTTGTTCCTTTTACCGCCCCTATCATACCCATACCACCTTTAGCGACACGGTAACCAAAAGAAGCTGATATAGATATATAAATACAATTAGCAAACCAATCGGGCGTGCTCTCATCTAAAAAGACAAATCCTTTTTGTACGGCATCCTGTGTCCAAGGTATAAAGCAACCAGCTAAAACTGCAATAAAAAAAATTGTCCAGGCCTCATCTTTCCATGAACCCCCCATTTGATCGGTGAGGGACTTCTCCATATCCAGTTCGCCCGTTGCCTGTTTCTCATAAACTGTGGCTTCGGCTTTCGCTCTTGCTACTTTTATGGACGTTAAGGCTTTTTTCTCTTCTACTTTGCCCTTGACCCATGAACCAGCAATATCTCCAACAGCGCCCAACAATCCTCCTATTAAAGGAAGTGCCATACTATAGTATCCCCTTTTCCTTCAAAACAAAAGATATGACTGCCGCAGCAATCCCTATAAAAATACATATAGGTTGGTCAATAATAATACCCACACCTATAACTCCTACACCCGCTCCCGCGTATGTTGAAGGTTCTTTTAATCTTCCCATAATCCATTCCATTATTCTTCTCCTTAATAAAATTGACGTGTTTGTGTTCGAAAGATAGATTCCTCATCTTCGGGGTCGCTGTCAAGTTTTATAAACCCTCCCTTACGATATCTTATAAGTGCCATACTCATACTATCGCAGTAATCGTCATTGTCTCCATTAGGAAATGCGACACACTCCTCAATAACATCTTCGGAAAATTTTTTATCAGGGGCCCACACCATACCACTCTCAAAGATAGGGGCTACCATATGCATCCTCGTATGTTTATCGCGTCCTTTACTTGGTGTAAAATTTATAACAGGGATACCCATTACTCGTAATTCGTCCGTGAGCGGGGTACCGGTAGCCTTCGCCTCAATAATTACCATGTCCGGTTCCCAATATTTGTATTCTTCTTTCGCCGTACTCTTTAACTCCGGAAAGTCCCACCTTCCTCTTCGCGCATCTAATAAAATTATATGGTCGGGGCCCCCTTCCTTCGGTTGAAAAATGCCCCAGGTCGTAATCGCTGAATAATCCGCCGTCTCTTTTTTCGAGAACGCCGTGTCATAACTTTGCATAATATAACTTACCGGGGGTACATCGTCCTTTTCCCACACGTTCCACCATTCCTTCTTAATAATCGCTCCTTCTTCCGCCGTAGGAT